AACTTCTTCGCCATTCGTTATGTAGAATGGGCGGGGGTTCTCTGGACGGTACAAAGTGTCGAAGTACAGAGCCCCCGTCTTATTCTAAGCTTAGGGGAGGTGTACAATGGGCCAACGGCTGCAGTTACACCAGCTCCTTGAAACGTTTACAGCAAACGTTTATTTTCAACCGCCGACAAATGTACAGTTGACGTATCCATGCATTGTCTATACACGCGATTTTGCGGATACAAAATTCGCTGACGACATACCGTATGACCATACTAAGCGTTACATGGTCACGGTTATTGATCGAGATCCCGACAGCGATATTCCAGACAAAGTGGCCGCAATGCCTTTGACCCTGTTCAATAGATTTTATACGGTTGATAATTTGAACCACGATGTCTATAACGTATACTTCTAGGAAAGGAAAAAAATGGCCCCTTTGACTTGGGACCAAGTTGGCGAGCGACTTTACGAGACTGGTGTAGACCATGGAGTTCTCTACCTTCCGGACCAAACTGGTGTTTACAACACGGGTGTTGCCTGGAATGGTCTCACCACTGTCACTGAATCACCGTCTGGTGCTGAGCCCAACGCACAGTATGCAGACAACATCAAGTACCTGAACCTGATCTCTGCTGAGGAGTTCGGCGCAACGATCGAAGCGTTCACCTATCCGGACGAGTTCGCCGAATGTGACGGTACGGCTCTTCCGAATCCTGGTGTCGCTGTAGGGCAGCAGGGTCGCAAGCAGTTCGGACTGTCTTACAGATCTCGAGTCGGAAACGACATCGATGGTACAGAGCATGGCTACAAGTTGCATCTCGTCTATGGTTGCCAGGCTGCTCCGTCGGAGAAGGCGTATGCCACGATCAACGATTCACCCGAGGCAATCGCGTTCAGCTGGGATGTCACGACGACTCCTGCTCCTGTCACGGGAATGAAGCCTACCTCCCTTATCGTCGTCGATTCGACTGTGGTGGATCCAGCAGATCTTCTCGCTCTCGAAAATCTTCTGTATGGTCAGGCAGCAACTCCAGCTGCTCTTCCCACCCCAGACGCAGTCATCGCTCTGTTCGCCGGACCGTAATAACTTCAGGAGGCTGGAGAATGCTCACTATTGTGGTACCGGGCATCGAAATGTTCGATGAGAAGTCTCAAGAGTTTATCACAAAAGGCGATGTGACTTTAGACTTAGAGCATTCTCTAGTCTCACTGTCAAAATGGGAGGCAATTTACGAGAAACCCTTCCTTGGTAAGAGCGAGAAGACGACCGAAGAGCTTATTGGTTATATAAAAGCTATGACACTGACTCCCGATGTACCGAGTGAAGTCTTTACCAAACTCACTGCAGACAATTTCAACAAGATCAACGAGTACATCGAGGCCAAGATGACTGCTACTTGGTTCAATGAGCCTCCAGGAGCTCCACAAAGTCGAGATGTTATCACTGCAGAGTTGGTTTATTACTGGATGATTACTTTCGAGATCCCATTCGAGTGTGAGACTTGGCATCTCAACCGGCTTTTCACTTTGATTCGGGTGTGTAACATCAAGCAGGCTAAGCCAAAGAAGATGAGTCGTGCTGAGATTGCTGCTCGGAATCGCCAACTCAATGCGCAACGTAGATCCCAGTTAGGTACTCGTGGATAGGAAGGGGGTGACATGGCGGTTCTTGTTTGGGACAAGCCAGGAGAAAAGTTCTATCAAACGGGAATCGATCATGGAGTTCTTTATCTTCATGACGGTACGGTAGCCGTTTGGAATGGTTTAATCGGAATGGAAGAAACTTCTAACGCCGAGTTGAGATCGTTCTATCTAGATGGCTTCAAATTTCTGGAAAATCTTACTCCTAGGGACTTCGAGGGAACACTCAAGGCATATACCTACCCAGATGAGTTTGATTCCGTGAACGGAATTGCCGAAGTTTCCCCCGGATTGACCTATTACGAGCAACCTCCGAAGAGTTTCAATCTTTCGTATCAGACTAGAATTGGCAATGATATCGACGGAACGAATTACGGTTATGTTATTCACATTCTTTACAATATTATCGCCAATCCTGATTCTTATGCGTACGAAACTCTTCAAGATTCGGTTCAAGCGATAGAATTTGCTTGGTCTTTGACCGGAACACCTCCGAAACAGACGAAATTCAGACCGACAGTTCACATCTCTATCGATTCGACAGAGACTCCTCAAGAAATTCTGGATCTGATCGAGGATAAGTTGTATGGAACGGATACAAGCAATGCGAGTCTTCCTTCAATCGAAGAGATAGCCGAGTACTTTGGATTCCGTAATGCTCTTATCATCGTTGATTATGGAGATGGTAGCTGGGCTGCTATCGATGAGTCAGATCAATATATTACTATGATCGACAGCACAACTTTCCAGATCGACAATGCTGACGCTACATATTTGGACTCGGTAACGTATACGATTTCGTCTACCAATGTCGACACCTGATATTTACGTGTAAGGAGGTGAAATGGCTACAATTACCGGTCTTACCGCTCAAAGAATGCTCGATATCGAAGCGGCTTCGGTTGTCGACGGTGAAGTTGTTAGCGGTAATCTTATCCTTACCACTCATGGTGGGACTAACATCAACGCGGGTAGTGTTATCGGGCCAGCAGGACCAACTGGACCTGTAGGACCAGTGAGTAGTATTCCAGGTGAAGTAAAACTGTGGCCGGGAGGAGCACTTCCTGATCCGGCACAGTATGGTAAGTGGGTATGGGCGGATGGAGCGGTCTATGTGGTTGCGACATATCCTAAAGCCGCTGCCAATATTGGTAGTCAATGGCGGACATTTGCCGGAGCAAGTGATCCTGGAGCAGCCAATTTCAGAGTGCCTGATCTTCGTGGTCTTGTTCCAGCAGGTCTCGATGCTATGCCGGGTGGTACACGAGCAAATCGTATGACTCGAGCCGTAGCCATTACTATTGCGGCAAAGACAGGTGAGGAAACGCATATTGTTGCAGTCGGAGAGATGCCTGCTCATAATCATGCTCTTAATTGGAATGATCCTGGACATTATCATGCGATAAATGACCCGGGGCATTATCACTATATTGATGCTTTTTCACATAGCTATGTTCAGCAAGTTTCCGTTGCTGCTGGTATCGATGTAGGAGTTACACAGGCAATGACGAACGACTTCGCTGGTACTCCAAACAATGGAAACGTAGGTGTAGCGAAAAGCGTAGGTACAGGTATCGGAATTTATAGTTCTGGAACGGGTATCGGGGCTTCAGTCGCGGCAAACGGCGGCGGAGGAGGTCACGAGAACGTCCAGCCGACTGTTTTCGTTCCGTATATTGTCTGTCTGAGTGGTTAGTCATGAGACTGGAACTCTCCGGTACTCTGGTTCAACCTGATCCTCTGGTCATCAAGTTCAATGCTAGTCAAAATTTCACTCCACAACAGTACATCGATCTCGGCTATACGCACTTCGACGTGATTTGCATCGGAGCGGGAGGTGGTATGGGTGGAGGAATTGACACCGGAAATACGGGAACTCTCGTCCGAAGTTACGGTGGAGCGGGGGGAGGAGGAGGTTACCATCGAGTTCGCGGCCTCCTATCAGCTTTGCCTGCAACCTGCCCAGTTGTCGTCGGTGTCGGAGGAGCGCTGGGAACGGAGCATTCGTCTAATCCTGCTTCCACTACTAATGGAGGGAATGGCGGGGCTTCTTCTTTCAACGATCCCACCTGTCGAGCCTCAGGAGGAATTGGTGGAAAACGAGTCCAGACAAACTCCCTAACCTCGGCGACATTGGCTGATGGTGGTGATGGAGGGGTAGGAAATCGTACTAACGCTGGTGGAGGTGGTCTCGGTGGAACAGCGGGAACTCCTACGGCGTCGGGTCCGGGCACAGCGGGTACTGCTGGAGCTGATGGCACGTTCTTCCAAGATATCGGTAAAGGTGGAGGTGGAGGTGCCGGTGGAGTTGGTAAATACGGAGGGCCTACCACTTGTAATGCAGCTACTGCTGGGGGAAGAGGTTCTTATAACCCGGGAGATACATCGGTTTACGGACCAGGAGATATTCCAAAGAACGATCCCGCCACTGGATCAGCTAACACCATTCCTGGAGGAGCCAGCGGAGCTAAGGCCGCTCCAGTGAATGGCTTGCCTGTTGTATACGGGCAGTCCAAAAGTGCTCGTCAAGTAGGAGACCCCGGTACTGTGATCCTTCGTCTTACCGCGGAATAGCCATGATCACTTTTACTGAGAGAGGCTCATTCAAGAATACAGAGCGATATTTGTCGAGATTGAGTAAACAGGATTTGTTTGCCACTCTAGGTCGATTCGGGTCAATAGGTGTCAATGCTCTTTCCAATGCCACCCCCACTGAGTCAGGTGAGACCGCAGCTTCTTGGTATTACACGATCGAGCAACGACGTGGATATTACTCCGTTCGCTGGCACAATCGTCATGTCAATCACGGTGTGAATATCGCAATCATTCTCCAGTATGGTCATGGTACAGGAACTGGTGGATACGTTCAGGGTCGAGACTACATCAATCCAGCAATAAGACCTATATTTGACCAGATGGTCAACGAGGAGTGGAAGGAGGTGACCAAGGTCTAATGCCGACTATCGACGACAAAGTAGTAGCAATGAGTTTCGAGTCGAGTAAGTTCGAATCAGGTGTTAGTAGTGCGATTAGTGCTCTCGACAAGCTAAAATCTGCTCTTCATTTTCCCAATGCGGGAAAAGGTTTGGATGACATCAACGCTGCAGGTAAGAGAGTAGATCTTGGTCATATCGGTAACGCTGTCGACGATATCAAAAGTCGTCTGAGCGGTCTTCGTCTTGCTGCTGTCGCTGTTTTCGCCAATATTGCTTCGCAAGCTGTCTCTGCGGGTGCTCGATTCGCAAAATCGTTCACCATTCAGCCGCTCATAGCTGGTTTCCAGGAATACTCGACAAACCTGAACGCCATTCAGACGATCTTGGCGAATACTCAGGCCTCGGGAGCGAATCTTCAAGACGTAAACTCGGCTCTTAACGACCTGAACCATTATTCGGACAAGACGATTTACAACTTCAGCCAGATGGCCAAGAACATCGGTACCTTCACGGCTGCCGGTGTTGATCTGAAGACATCTACAGCTTCGATTAAAGGTATCGCCAACCTGGCGGCCCTTTCCGGATCGAACGCAGATCAAGCCTCGACTGCGATGTATCAGCTGTCACAGGCCATCGCTGCAGGATCGGTCAAGCTTCAGGACTGGAACTCGGTTGTCAACGCTGGTATGGGTGGTACGGTCTTCCAGCGCGCTTTGGCCCAAACAGCTCAAGCAATGGGCAAGCTGAAGGATGGTGCGGTCAAGCTAACAGGACCGATGAAAAATGTCTCCATCAACGGAGAGGCATTCCGACAATCGTTGTCGACACCTGGAAAAGCTTCCTGGTTGACTTCGGATGTTCTGACGAAGACTCTACAGCAGTTTACGGGTGACTTATCGAATGCCCAACTCAAAGCTCAGGGATTCAACGACGCTCAGATCAAAGCTATTCAGCAAACGGCCAAGACAGCCCAGCATGCTGCAACCGAAGTCAAGACCATACAGCAGGTCTTCGACGTAGCAAAGGAAACCGCAGGCTCAGGCTGGGCTCAAACCTTCCAGATCATATTCGGTAACTTCACGCAAGCTAAGAAGACGTTTACCGATATGTCCAATGCGATCAACGGCTTTATCAACACGAATGCCAATGCTCGCAACAAAGTACTGGCCGATTGGGCTGCTCTGGGTGGACGAACTGTTCTGATCGACTCTATCAAGACAGCATTTCACAATCTCGGCCTGGCTATTGCTCCGATCAAGGACGCATTCCGCGATATTTTCCCACCTGTCACAGGCAAGAATCTGATGGACCTGACACTTCAGTTCCAGAATTTCGCGAATGCGCTCAAACCTGGTAAAGACACGATCGACAACATCAGACGAACTTTTAGAGGCCTTTTCGCTGTCCTGGACATCGGAAAGCAGTTAATTGGCGGTATATTTACAGTTTTCGGCCAGCTCTTCGGAGCAGTACATGACGGTAGTGGTGGATTCCTCGAATTCACCGGGACTATCGGAGATTTCCTTGTCAAGGTTGATCAGGCGCTCAAGAAGGGCGACGGTCTTCATAATTTCTTCGTAGGTCTCGGAAATATTCTTGCCGCGCCTATACAATTGATTCAGAAATTGGCTGGAGCAATTGGTGATTTGTTCAGCGGAGTTGACTCCGGGGGAATTTCCGGACAAATGTCTGGATTGGGCAAGGTCCTCGATGCTGTCGGCAAAGCCTGGGGCAGGTTCATCGACAATCTCAGCTCTGGGAAAGGCGTTTTGAAGTCGGTATTCGATGCCCTTTCTCAAGGTCTTGCCACCATCGGTCCCAATCTTGGACAGGCGCTCTCGAGCATCAACTGGGAGTCGGTCTTCTCCGCTATCCAGACAGGTCTGTTCGCCGGTCTCGTCGTAATGCTCAAAGGATTCTTCGGTAAAGGCAGTTTCCTGCAGCAGGTCAGCAAAGGCTTCGGTGGAGGGATCCTTCAAAGCATTTCTGGATCATTCAAAGCTTTGCAAGGCTCGATGGTCGCCATGCAGAACAATATCAAGGCTGATACACTTCAGAAGATCGCGATTGCCATTGGTATCTTGGCTGCGTCGATTCTAGCTTTGTCGTTCGTCGATCCGAAGCGACTTAACTCGGCTCTTGCTGGAATAGCTATTGCAATGGGTGAGCTTCTCGGAGCGATGGCCATTCTAGACAAGATCGGTAAGTCCGGTGGGTTCATCAAGATGCCGTTCATCGCCGGTGCAATGATCTTGTTCGCTGGGGCCATTGATATTCTCTCGATTGCAGTGATTGCTCTCAGCAGGCTCAGCTGGGGCGACATGATCAAGGGCCTCACTGCTGTCTCGGGTCTTATTGGTGGATTGACCCTAGCATCCAAGACCCTGTCAGCCAATTCAGCCGGAATGATTCGAGCTGGTATCGGTTTGATGGGTATCGCTGTCGCTTTGAAGATCTTGGCTAGCGCTATGGCTGATTTCGGTGGAATGAGTTGGACCGAGATCGGCAAGGGAATGATCGCAATTGGCGGCGGTCTAGTTATTATGGCTGGTGCTGCTCGAGCTATGCCAACCGGGATGGTGGCACAAGGTGCGGGCCTAATTGCTATTGCAGTAGGTTTGAAGATCTTGGCCAGCGCCGTAGCCCAGTTTGGTGGCATGGACTGGCGGACAATGGGTCATGGCTTGGCTGGTGTTGCAGGATCTTTGGTCATTATCGCCGGTGCTATGCAACTCATGCCTGGAAATATGCTTCTTACTGCGGCAGGGCTTTTATTGGTCTCAGTTTCTCTAGGAAAGATCGCTGCAGCGGTTCAAAGTTTCGCTGGAATGAGTTGGACAGAATTGGCAAAGGGTTTGATTGGTCTTGCCGGTTCTTTGACAATTCTAGCCGTGGCTTTGTATGCGATGTCAGGAACACTGGCTGGCGCCGCTGCATTGGGTATTGCCGCAGCAGGCCTGGCACTTCTTGCTCCTGCAATGGTAGCTCTCGGTAAGCAGTCATGGACTGAGATCGCAAAGGGATTG